TTCTTCGACATGGAGCCTGTGGCTCGGTACACGAAGGCACCCGGCGAGACAGTGCTCGCGGGCTCGCATGACTCGCGGATCGTCCTGGGGCAGGTCAGGTCGGGGAGGCCCACTCCCGGAGGAGCGGACACAGGGTCGGTAGACATTGTCGCAGGAACGGGAAGGGGTGGAACCAGCCCCAACCTCGTGACCAACACACTTGGGTCGCAGGAGGTCGATAAAGATCCCCTCCTGACGGGCATCACCGACGTGGAATCTGAGGGAGATCCCAGTTTCTCGGAGGACCAGTCCAGGATCCTCGTCGCAGAGAATATGGCAGTGGATGAGGAGTTCACTGCTGCCATCTCAGCCACGGGAGGCACTGACACTGCAGACAAGTCCGGACCCGCTGTTGTCACGCGAACTCAGCACGTTCGCGTCCTTGCCGCATCTGATGGGTCAGTGCGAGTCGTTGTAGAGGGACCCACGCAGTCCAGCATCGTGATCGACAGCGCGGGAAACCTGCAGATAGATGCCGGCACCGCAGTCAGTGTGAGGTCACCCAGTGTCCTCTTCACTTCAACGGCAGGATCCGGCGTCACCGCCACAGATGTGATCATTGAGTCCTCACTTGGATTTCAGACAAGCCTTGCTAACTCGCTGACTGAGATCATAGCAGTGCTTACTGTGCTTGGTCTTCCAACTGCCAACAGTTTGGCACTGATTGGTCTCCTGCAGAGCAAGCAGTTTAGCTCACTCATCACACGAAGCGATTGAAGTCTGCCGTGTTGTAGCGCTGCACAGCATGCTCTAGACACATTGTGTGGCTAGAGTCGACAGCAAGCTCTAGCGGGGTATAATTGCAGACATGACGCGCGGCAAGAAAGAGTTCTCCTGTCAACAGCTTCTAGATGGGACGGTCAGCGATGAGTAAAGATGTCGACAGCATCGTGTCCAGCATTGATGAAGCCATGCTTGATCTTGTGCCTGCGTACGCGAACAACCGCGAAGTCATGAAGTCTGGCCTCTTTAGGGCGATTGCAACTGGCATTGAGAGCTACGCTGGGAGCTCTAGCGAGAATGGCGAGACTGGGCCTAAAGGAGCTACGGGGGCAACAGGTTCTGCAGGTCCAGCGGGTACCGAAGGGGCAACAGGCCCAACAGGCCCAACAGGTCCAACAGGTCCAACAGGTCCAACAGGACCAACAGGACCAGCAGGCGGTGGATCGGGAGGTGCTCCGAGCGGGGCTGCGGCAGGTGACCTTAGTGGCACGTATCCAAACCCGACAGTCGCCAAAGTCGCAGGAGTCACACCCAGTGCCTACGGTCTCACACTCCTCGACGACGCTGACGCAGCTACCGCCCGAACCACTCTCGGCGTCGTCATCGGCACGAACGTCCAGGCCTACGACGCGACCCTTGCCAGCCTCTCAGCGCTTGGAACGGCTGCAGACCGGATCGTGTACACCACCGGGATCGACACCTGGGCCGAAAGCACGATCACAAGCTTCGGGCGGTCACTCCTCGACGACGCTGACGCAGCCACCGCACGCACCACGCTCGGTCTCACGATCGGCACCAACGTCCAGGCCTACGACGCGACTCTCGCATCGCTCTCGCTCCTCGGCACGGCTGCAGATCGAATCGTCTACACCACAGGCGTCGACACTTGGGCAGAAAGCACGATCACCAGCTTCGCTCGCACCCTCCTCGACGACGCTGACGCAGCCACTGCACGCACCACACTCGGTGTCGTCATCGGAACCAACGTTCAGGCCTACGACGCCGGTCTCACCAGCCTGGCTGCCCTCGGGACAGTTGCAGATCGCTTCATCTACTCGACGGCGTTGGATACTTGGGCAGAAAGTGTAATCACCAGCTTCGCGCGCACCATTCTTGATGATACAGACGCTGCTACAGCGCAGACGACGCTCGGCCTCGCGATCGGCACCAACGTCCAGGCATGGGACACCGACCTCGACGGATACGCAGCCCTCTCGTCCACCGGTCTCGTCGCGCGCACCGGCTCGGGCACCGCAGCCGCCCGCACTCTCACCGTAGGCTCAGCGCAGCTCACCGTTTCCAACGGCTCCGGCGTCTCCGGCAACCCCACGATCGATCTCGCCTACGCGTCCGCCGTACGTGAGACGAGTGGGCCGACGACGCTCACCTTCGGTGCGATCTCCGATGGTCAAGTGCTCAAGTGCGTCGGGAGCACGGTCGTCGGCGCCTACCTCTCGCTCGCCCTCGTCGTGTCCCCGGACGGCGCCTACGTCGCGCTCGAAGGCCTCTCCATCGCCTACACCAACATCATCTCCTCGGCAGGTACCGTCGTATGAGTCTCGCCCCTCTCGCATGGCGCTACGTCGGAGCGCAGGCCTTCGCGTCCGGTACCGTGGCGTCTGCCCTCGACGCGCTCTACACCCTCGGGCTTGCGGTCACCTACGACGACGCGACGACGCGGACGCCGGGTAGCGGGTCCGCTTGGACGTGGAGTCGCTATCAGAACGTCGGCGTCACGGAGGCCTGCTACGCATCGCCGCCGACCGATACCCTCAACCTTCGCGTCATCCTCGCGGGTGTAGCCGTGGCCCCCGTGCCGGTACAGACGATGGCGGTGCCTGATGTGGCCGCCGCGGGCACGCTTCACGCGAACGTCGTAAAGAACGCGGGCTCGTTTGCTTCGTGGAACGCCGCTTCCCCGTTCACGTCAGGGCAGACGTTTGGGTATTGGCGCGTGTGGGCCTCGGCGTCCGGGGCTGGCACCGTCCGGCTGTACGAGGGGACCGAGGCGGTCCTCGTGCTGATCTCGACGGGCGGCGGCAGCATCTACGGCGTGTTCTTAGGCGCCCTGCTCGACCCCGAGAGCCCCGACGTAACGAGCGATGCCGAGAGCGATGGCAAGATCTACGGGATGATCACTACAGGCCCGACCAGCGCCATCGGTAGCGCGATGAACACGGCCTCCACGTTCCTGGACCATTCGGTCACCGCATCTCAGCACCACGCTGGTATCTTTACGCCCGGCGGGAGCGCGCTTCTCCCCATGAACCGTCGCGCTGTCCCCACTGTGGGGCTGACGACAACCTCGCTCAAGACGCGCTCGGGCCGGTACGTCCGCGCCCCCTACGACTACAGGTCGACGGCCGCCGCACCCAACGACGCGTCACTCGGCCGCCTTCGAGAGGTCAGCATGTTTGCGGACGGCAAGACGGGGACTCGGCTGATCTCGGGCGCGACGACCATCGGCTACCTCGTGAGCGGCTCGGCTTCAGCCGACCAAGACGCTATCTTTCTGGCGCACGCGTGAGCCCCGCCGTCGCCTGGGTAGCAGCCCTCGCCGCCGAGGGGCACAGCCCTACCCGCATCGAAGCGCCGCTCGTCCATCACGCGGACCTCGTCGCGGCCGGGTACGCGCCCGAGCCCGAGCGCGCCGACCGCCCAGGCCACATCGTCGTCACGGACGCGAACGGCGCCGAGTGGGCGGCGAACCTACCGGAGACGTGGTGACAAGGCATCGTTGAAGAGTGACACCTCAGTAAAAGACAGCAATGCCACAGATCGTGCCTTCGTCATGACCAGCGCATGTACCGCCAGCACACCGGTTCACTCAAACCCGACAGTGTCCAGATCACCCCTTGCGCCGACGATCTTGTGCTTGAGCACATACATCTTCGTCTCGAGCGGGTGCGCCGAGAACGAGAGATTCGTGCGTCGACTGGCCTTGCAGCGGATTGTGAAACAGCGTCACATGATGCCCAGAGTTTCTCTTGTGGCTAGTTAGAGCGTGGCAAGAGACTTCAAGAGTGTAGGCGTTCGAAGGGAGGACGGCGTTCAAGATCGAACGTCATCCGCGCCACAGCTCCCAATCGGCATCCGGACCCCCCTCACGCTGGGCGATACGGGAAGCGGCCTCCTATCGATGCACTTCAGTCTGGCCGACCAAATAGCTGACAATCTTAGGAATCTTGTCATGACGAACCATGGCGAGAGAGTCGGCATCTATGACTTTGGTGCGAACCTTAGTCCCCTCACCCATGAGCTAGCACAGCCCATCTGGGAGGAGGAGGCCATGGTGAGGATCAAGACGGCCGTGTCCAAGTTCATGCCCTACGTGGAGCTGCGCACATTCGAGATAAAGCACATCGATCCAGAGTTTCAATCTGTAGCAAAGATAGCGATCCGAATGACCTACACCGTGCAGAACGTGCAGGTCGTAGAGCGGGCCCTAGAAGTCATAATGAACGTTGCGGGGTAGTTCGTGTCAATCAAAAACAACCTCAGGTCGGTGAAGACAAGGTCCTATCTCAACAAGGACTTTGACTCCCTGCGTGCTGATCTACTTCGGTACGTCAAGTCTTACTTTCCCGATCGAATCCAGGACTTCTCCGAGGCGTCTGTCGGAGGAATGTTCCTCGACATGGCAGCCTACGCAGGCGATGTATCCGCCTACTATCTGGATCACCAGTTTCGCGAGCTGAGTGTAGACACAGCAGTTGAGACGAAGAACATCCAGAACCTGCTGCGTATGGCAGGCGTGAAGGTAGTGGGCGCTTCGCCTGCCATCGTAGACATCCAGATCTCATTCGTCGTTCCTGCCGCAGTCACCGATGGGTCCTACTCACCCGATGAGAACTACCTGCCTGTTCTCATCGGTGGATCTGCAGCCGTCAGCAAGAGTGGGATTCCGTTTGAGATTGACGACGATATCGATTACGCCAAGAAGCTCAACAGAAAGCTCGTGTCGACCTACGAGGTGGGAACAAGAGATTCCTCACAGAATCCTGCCACCTACATCGTGTCCCGGACAGCAACATGTCTCTCAGGACGCCAGACATCTGAGAACTTCACAGTTGACAGCGCCTTCACGCCGTTTCGCACCATCTCGCTCTCAAACTCTAACGTGACCGAGATCATCTCCGTCTTCGACACAGAGGGGAACAGGTACTACGAGGTGGACGCCCTCTCACAGGACTCCGTCTTCAGCTCTGTCCTCAACTCTGGTCCCGACCAGGACTTGGCCCCGTACGTCCTAGAGCTCATTCCAGCGCCCTACAGGTTCACCGCGACTATGTCGCTGGGAAGCGGTATCACCACTCTCCAGTTCGGATCGGGAGATGCCCAGTCGCTGGACAATGACATCATTCCCGATCCGGGGCAGGTCGCCCTGCCCCTCTTTGGGAGGAAGCAGGTGTCCCGTGTGGCAATTGATCCCAGCTCCATCCTGGGAACGAGCACACTGGGCTACTCTCCCACAGGCACGACTCTCACAATCAAGTACAGGTACGGAGGAGGCGTCGATCACAATGTCGATGCTGACACCGTCACTGAGTTCACGCGGCTCAGCCTCAGGTTCCCCAACACGTCCAGCCAGGCGACAAACTCGCGCGTTAGGGCCTCGATCTCTGTCACTAACGAGGAAGGCGCGAGGGGCGGAGACTCCGCTCCCACGATAGACGACCTCAAGATTAGAGTGCCGGCTGCCAGGAACGCTCAGAATCGAATCGTGAGCGTGCCAGATCTCCTCTCGCGCGTGTACACGATGCCCGCCTCCTACGGAAGAGCCTACAGGGCGGGTGTCGCACCGAGCCGTGTGGATCCGGCTGTGACCAACCTCTACATCTGCAGCAGGGACGCTGAGAGCAAGATCATCGTCTCGCCGGACACGCACAAGAAGAACCTCAGGACTTACCTGAACCAGTTCAGGCTGATCTCAGACAACATCGACATTCTCGATGCGCGGATCATCAACTACACAGTCGACTACACAGTCACTGTGGAGTACGACCAGAACAAGCGCACTGTCCTCCAGGCTATCAACACGCGCCTCAAGACCCTCCTGGCAACCACTAACTTCCAGATCAGCCAGCCCATTGTGCTCGGTGACCTCATGAACGTGATCGTCAACACGTCGGGTGTCTCGAACCTGAGCAACGTCCAGATAAAGTCGATCTCTGGCACTGTCTCCGGACGTGAGTACAGCTCAAGCTCTTTCAACCCCTCGTACCAGACGTCGAAGGGTGTCGTCAGATGCCCACAGGGGTCGATCTTCGAGCTGAAATACCCAGACTACGACATTACAGGGAACACGCAGTGATCAAAATCATCTCTGCCTCTGCAGACACGTACATCACGAATCGCGTGATCAGCACACAGCTTCGGGCGACCGACGCCAATGTTGGAGCTGCGGGAACCCTTGACCTCTTCAAGCTCTACAACGAGTCTACACTCTCCGGAGATCCGACGCCGATTGAGCTGACTCGAATCTTGCTGAAGTTCGACCTCGAGCCCATTAGGAAGCTGACAGGAAGCCTGATCGATCCGGGAAGCGCAAGCTTCAAGTGCAAGCTCAAGCTGAAGGATGTCTACGGCGGCAGCCCAACTCCCACCAACTTCACGCTTGACCTTCACCCACTCTCCAAGTCGTTCGACGAGGGTGTGGGAAGGGACATCATCAGGTTCGACGACATCGATGTCGCAAACTTTCTGACTGCATCCTACGGGAGTGGCGGTCCACTCCTCTGGAGCGGGATCGGTGCCAGCGCGGTGGGAGCTGCAGGCTCAGCGGCGATCGACATCATTAGCACAGCGAACTTTGGATCTGGCCTAGAGTCTGTGGTGGCAAAACAGACGCTCACTGGACCTGAGGATCTGGTGATTGATGTCACCAAGATCGTCTCTGCTACATTGGCTGGGTTTCTGCCTGATTGCGGCTTCAGGATCGCGTTCAGCGGCTCGGAAGAGACTGATGATCGAACACGATTCGTGAAAAGGTTCGCCTCACGGCACGCCTCATCCCCCAGCAAGAGACCGCAGTTGGAGGTGTCGATCGACGACTCCGTGCGGGACAACCACGCCAACATGGTCTTCAACACCTCTGGGTCCCTCTTCCTCAGTTCGATCTCCAGGGGAACACTGGCAAACATCGTGTCAGGATCTGCCGCGGTGGCTATCACCGGCAGCAACTGCATGACGCTGAAGCTCACATCGGGATCCTACACACGGTCGTACAACGTCTCGCAGGCCACCATCGGCAGCATACCGAGGACTGGGCTGTATGTCGCCTCTCTCGCCGTTGACAGGTTCACCGCGCCACTCTTCTCGCACCTCAAGACCACCACTTCTGCCTCTTTCACTGAGGTGTGGGGATCGAACGACGGCACGGTCGGCTATCACACCGGCACGCTCATCATCAACACGCCGGAAGCAAACTCTTACAAGCCCCAGACTAGATCGCTGTACGCTCGGGTCACAAACTGCAAGGCAGAGTACACACACGAGGAGACACCTCGATTCATCCTCTTCATCGAGGATCTGGACGAGAAGGTGGTCTTTAGCAGGTACCCACGAGAGAACAACGGGAGTGTGTACCCAAATGTCCACTACAGTGTCAAGGACGCGGTCTCAGGCGATGTTGTGATTCCCTTCATGACCAGCAATGATGCGACGAGAGTTTCATCGGCTGAAGACGGCATGTACTTCGACTTTCACATGGACGCCCTGACTGCGGGGAAGACCTATGAGTTTCGAGTCCTGGTGAGAGACCTCGGTGAGGAGCTGGTCCTCGATGGCGTCTCACCCAAGTTCAGGGTGTCCTGATGCTCAAGCGACCGGCGACCTCTGTTCCGAGGCCAAGTCTCCAGATTGGAATGCGAGAGTCGCTGGACCAAAGCGAGTCGAGAGTAAGACACCGGAACGCTGATGGCGGCGGGACACCGACCGACTCGCAGGAAGCCCTATCCCAGCTCGCTGAGGGGGCTGCTAGGACGTCCCAGGACCTCGACATCGACTGGTCGCTGTTCGAGAACCACACGTTCTTCGACTCAGGCGCCTCCAAAGTGAATGCCGCCTTCCTCCACATCGTGAACGAGTTCCCATTTGATGGGACGAAGATGGACCTTCGGACGTACATGTCGCGTCTGAGCGGATTCGAGAAGTATGTGTACGACAAGTTCCCTAAGTCTGTGGGATACTACGACTTTGCTGGAACCTCTCACATCAAGATCAAGGATTCCACCGGCGCGGAGTTCCCTGACTTCTCCTCAAATCGGGCTGGAAATGCTGTCCTCGATCCTGCCGGTGGGCCGTTCTCATTCCAGTTGTACCTCAATCCGTCTGCAACTGCAAATAGCAACCAGGTTGTAGCCCAATACTACAGGAATCAAGCCTGCAGCCTGACGCTGTTCCTCAGCCAGAGCAGCTCGTCGACATCCTCTAGTCTCTGCTTCACTATCTGCTCAGGATCAGTGAGCTCCTCCGCGCAGACTGCGATCGAGAAGGGAAAGTTTCACCATCTGGCTGCAGTCTACCTCCCGTCAGGAATCACCTCCTCGATCGAGATCTACGACAACGGCGCACTGGCTGCGACCTCCTCAGAAGCAGTCTGGCTGGGAACTGCACTCGAGGCAAGCACATTCACCATCGCCTCTGGGTCCTCCTTCAACTTCTTGGGAGGTGTGGTCACACCCACTCAGACACTGAATGCTGCTGTTGATGACTTTCGGGTCTACCATTCAATTCGGACACCTGAGGATCTCAGGTACGATGAGTCCTATCCGGCATTTGCCGATGACGATGTCAATTCCGATGGGTTGGTCCTCTATTACAAGCTCAACGAGCCTCCAGGAGGACACGCACAGGCCTCTGTCACACTTGACAGCTCGGGAAACTGCCTGCACGGCAAGATCACAGGATACACCAACGCGCAGAGAGTGACAGGATCATCACCCCTCTCCAGAGAGACCACGAGGTTCTCTCCTGTCCTCTTTCCTGACTTTGGTCCCACACAGGACATGAACCAGGATCTTCTCACATCGGGATCGCTCTACGATGAGGAGAATCCCAACTACATCATTCGCCTCATCCCGCAGCACTACTTCCTGGAAGGACAGCAGGCCCTCAGCTTCCAGGACGTGCAGGGTGAGATAGGCGACGTGATCCAGGGGCTGAGCATCCCAGGATCGGGCACGATGAGCCCAGTCCAAATAATGACCGCGATGCTCCTGATCTACGCCAAGGTGTTCGATGAGATCAAGATCTTTCACGATCACTTCTCTCGCCTGACATTTGTCGATTACGACCCAAACAACTCCGTCTCCAGCCAGTTCCTCCCGTTCCTGGCGAACTACTACGGCATCCAGCTACCGAATCTCTTCAAGGGAAGCGACCTGGACCAGTACCTGCTGGGTGAGATGATGAGGACGGACAGGCCCGCAGAGCAGGCTCTGAAGTCCGTCCAGAACAGCATCTTTCGGCGGGTCCTGACAAACATTCGTGAGATTGTGACATCGAAGGGCACGCACGCAGGAATCAAGGCCCTTCTCAACTCTGCTGGCATCGCTCCGAACTCATTCTTTCGGATCCGAGAGTACGGTGGCGCTGCTGAGATCCCGCTCAGCCTCATACGGGATGAGGTCATAGAGATCGCAGCAGCGCTCGACATGTCGGGAAGTCTTGCATCGACTGCAGGCCAGGTCACGCCGCAGGGATTCTCCACTGCACGTCCCTATGTGGTCAGCAGCTACCTGAGCGGATCACGGACAGAAGTGGGATATCCACAACCCTCAGGCTCTCTGGTGCAGGCACCGAACCTCTATCACGGTGTCTCTAATCAAAGCTCAGATGGCCTCCTGACTTCCGGATCCTGGACATTCGAGTCCTCGTACAGATTCAATACGACCACAGTCAGGGGTGAAGAGAGCCTCGCCAGACTTCACGTCACCGGTACACAGTCGCCCAGCGTGAGCCACGGTGTGATCTTCAACATCACAGCGACTGGCGGCAGCTCGCCGGCTGTGAGTGCATATGTCGCAGTCGACAAGACGGGAGCTGCATCGCCTATCAGCCTCCACCTGACCGGAGCGAATGTGTTCGACGGCAACAGATGGCATGTTGCTCTGTCTAGAGTGCGAGACGACGATCCCATCAATGAGTCTCGCGTTGCGAGCTCCTCATACTCACTGAGGTGTGCCCGTGTCACTGCGGGAGGAAGCGTCGCGTACTTCAACACCGCGGGATACTTCGACGAGGGAAATGACTCCAACAACGTCCTCCAAAACTTGTCAGAATACAACACTAGCGGTTCATTCGTGGTGTTCGGGTCCCAGAGTCTTGGGGTGGGAGCTAGCTTCCTCAACGCCCACACGGGCAGTCCCCTGACCACGCAGCTCTCGGGCAGAGTGCACTCCTCCAGATTCTGGTCCAAGGCGCTGTCTGCGGAAGAGTTCAGAGAGCACGCGAGAAGCTACAGGTCACTCGGCGTGGACTCACCCATCGTCAACTTCGGTTTCAACACGACTTCTTCTGGGTCCTTCCAGAAGCTGCGGATGGACCTCTCGTTCGACCAGGACGTGACAGGATCGGACGTCACAGGAAGCATCCTGATCACCGACATGAGCCAGCAGGGAAGGAACGCACTCGGACTTGGGTTCGAGCCGAGCAGGATGGTCATAAAGCCAGAGCCTCACAGATTCACACAGGTCTCAACGAGATTCGACGTGAGGCAGACCTCAGAGAAAGTGAGGGTCAGGTCCTTCACTGAGGCAGAGAACCTCATTGACTTCCCAGATTCGCTGCCGGCGCCGCTGTACGAGCAGACAAGGAGCGAGACCGCCACCTCAGACAACCGCCTCTCAGTTGAGGCATCTTCTGTGGACGCGCTCAACGACGACATCATCAAGCTGGTATCCTCTTTGGAGTTTTTTGAGGCTGCACTCGGAGATCCCCGTGTGCTGAATGAGGACGATTATCCGGACTTGGAGCAGCTCCGGAGGATCTACTTCAACCGGCTGGTCGCGAAGCCAGACCTCAGGGCGATGTACGAAGTCTTCAGGTGGGTCAGCGACGCTCTCGGAGATCTGATCGTTCAGCTTGTACCCATGAACAGCACGTTTCTTGGGATCTCCTACATCATTGAGTCACACGTGGCAGAGAGAGCAAGGGTCAGGTACTACTTCGATGATGTCTACAAGCAGAAGACCTCCTCGCAGCAGTCAAGTGCCCAGGTGAAAGATCCGACAGGAAGCACCGCAAGCAAGCCTACCACGCCAACCAAATCCGCAAAGGGGTAAGAAATGTCCTGTGAGATTGACTACTCGCAGACACCCGTCACGTACGAGGACATCGAGTGCTTCACACAGGGTGTGGAGATCAGGAACATCTCACGCCGGAGGGCTATTTCTTCCCTTCCAATCATCTTCTCGGGAAGGGAAGACTTCTACATTGAGACCCAGGACTTTGGGATTGTCGCTCAGGAGGACGCGCTCACACCCTTCAGTGACAAGCGTGGGAGGATCCTGCCCGCTGAGATCCTCGATGTGGGATGGCAGACCTTCGAGGAGATCCAGTCCTATCACAGTGAGGACATCTCCACGCGGAACGGGGCGATTGAGCCTCTGGCAATACGGTCGCTTCTCACCTCTGACAACGGCGAGCTTCCCGGCCAGCGGACAATCAAGGGTGACATAGGATTCCTATCTGTCAACAGCCGCCCATCGCCCGTGCAGGAAGACTGGTACGACGTGCTAGAGCAGGGGTCGTCAGGAAATGCCTTCGTCGACTCACAGGACCAGTTCTTTGGGATCCCGGTGACGGGCTACTCCGGGCTGAGTGCACCCCAGCCCGCGCCGTTCAGAGACTCTCAGCCCGTGAATAGCGTCTTCTACACTGGAAGGTACTTTCGAGAGGGAAGTGAGTTCGGTGACAGCAGAAGGTCTCGTGGGAGGGGTTTCACATACGATAATTGTGATGTGGGTACGGACTCAATAGCATACGGCGGTCTGAAGAGATGAGCTCAACGCGAACAAAGATCTCTCCTCGGATCAGAATCCGGGATGTCGACGTGAACAGCACACGTCCTTTATCTGTGAATGATGGGCTTCTTCCGGCTCCTCAACGCGGAATCAGGTCCACTGCCGCAAAGATGTCGCCGTTCAGGGACACCAGCACGATCGTCTTCGATCAGGCGAATGACATTCTCTACCCAGTGATGCTTCCACAGGGACATCCTCACGTCAATACAACGGGCATTGTGACGCTGGGACGACCCACACCGGGATCATCAGACATCCACGAGAACATCAGCGCAGTTCCCAGTCTACCCTTCCTGGATGTGGCATCATCCCATTCCACGTCCTTCTACCTGGATCCCACGCCTGGGATGCCGCAGAGCTTTCGAGGCCCCCTCTCCTCACGCATGTCCATTCGCGTCGACATCACGTCGCTGACGGGGACGTACATGTACAGGTGCCCACAGCGTCACATCAACTCTGATCCAACAGAGTTCTCGCAGGAAGGAACGGGCTTCTACTACTACAATTTTGAGGATGGCAGCTGGGACGGGGTCGGAAATGTGGATCCTGAGACGGGTGCAGCCCTAAAGACTGATCAAGCAGCCAATGCGTTCACTAGCAGCGTTGGAGAATACCCACCGATCGACGTCAACACGATCACGTCCTCTGTGTACTACACGGGTCAGTTCATCCCTCCCAACCATGTCAACCAGCGTGGGATGGGAGGAAGCCTCGCCTTCACACAGGTCCAGCAGCTCGGATTCGGGATCACGAAGATCGGAACACCCACCGCCACCTTTCTGGCACCCGGTGCCTCCAAGTACCACGCCAAGTCTGACAACGTGCTGCGGATGTCCGACTACATCACACAGCCGTTTCTCCTCGAGAAGATCAAGATAGAGATTCCGATTATCGCGAGGAGGATGCACGGCTCTTCCTCCTACTACAATCCTGCAGCTGACTCCTACGCAGCAAATGACCTGCACTGCAGGGACATGGACAACTACGTCGTGTTCTTGTACCGACAGGTGAGGAACGCTCAGCCGATAGCCTACCAGTCGGGAAGCCTCTTTCGAGACAGCCCAGCGGATGTGTCTGGGTCAGACAGATTCCTGATCGGGTCGGCTTCTATCTGCTTCTACAACTCTCCCTCCTACGAGAGTGGGCTGTTCGGCACAGCTGGGACGACGACGGCGAATGGCTTTCCGTTCCACACACCCGCGTTCAAGCACGACTTCAACACGAGCGTAGCATCGGGCCTGGGATCCAACCCACCCACCGTGACGATGCTCTACACGGGGTCTGTAACACTCGAGATCACACCGTCCATCTACACAAGTGGCCTTGGTGGCGCTTCTTATTTCCCATCCACTATGTCGAACAGCGAGTCTGTGGGGAGCATCACAAGCAGGGATGGATGGAGGATCAACTACATCCAGCACGCATGGCCCGGATCTGCTGGATCGCTTGCAATCGGTGACAGCGCATATGCAGGATCCGCTGACTACTCCGGCAAGACGACTGGCAATCTCGCGGGGACTGCGAGGGCCCAGTTCAAGACATACGAGTCCACTTCCTCCCTTTCTCCGCTGACAAGCTCCTACACGACGCTCCTGAATGTAACTGACTACCTGTGGACAACAGTTGATCTAGAGCGAAGTCGCTCAAGAGTGCGGTTCTTTGATCCCACACAGACACAAAACAGCCTGTTCAATCCCGACCCCAGATCTTTCATGTCGATCTTCGGACCCACACCGCAGGCGGGCAAGTCCCAAAAAAGTCTCTACACACCCCTCGTGAAACCAAGCACCACGGGCAATCCGAGATTCATCGGCGGCGCTGCTCAGATCGCAGGTGAGTCTGTCAAGGAGACGCCGATCATTCTGCTTCCAGGCGATGAGCTGATCCTTGGAATCGATGCAGGCATAGCACCCTTCATGAGAGATTCCAGCAGCATCACCGGCTCCTTCCTCAAGATCGAGAATGGCAGAGCAACTTTGACTCTCTACGGAAGTCAAGTTGTCAACGGTGAGCGACGCCAGAACGTGAGGTCCCAGCAGAGCAAGTCCAATGCCGTCTTTCGGCCGGATTCGGATGATCCCATCTTAGATGAGTTCCTGCTGGATCCCCTCCAGACGACGATGCGGAACTACCACGCGCCGCTCGCGACAGGAAGCTTTCCGGACAGGACACGACAGTCCACTAGCAGCTTTGTGACCAACTACAAGCTTACAGACGACTACGTAGACTGGTGGAAGTACCCCCGTCAGGTGGTGATGTTGGACGATAGGTCTTTCCCGATCGACGACGGGGTGTACCCACGCTTCGTCTTCCGCAATGACAAGTTCGGACAGCCGGCTCACATGCTCCAGGCGTCGCAAGCTCTCGCTACCAAGACAGCCAAAGCTACAAAACTGCCAGGAAGCAAGAAGGGCGGGACAATGCTCAACTCCTACCCAGTCACGAACGTCTTCACCGGGTCCACCTCCTTCTCTGGGAACACGTCGCTTCATGCGACATCCTCGGTTCCCTTTAGTGATAGTGAGTAGCGGTCCTACCTACCAAGGAGGGGAGAGTGGCGGGAATTCTTGACAGCAAGAGTCGTGTCATAGACTTTGCGCTGACACCCCAGGGTAGGCGGCAGTTAGCAAATAGTCGACTTGTCTTTGAGAAGGCCACCGTCTCAGACAGATCGTCCTCCTACGTGAAGGACGGCACAGACGCAGATGATGCCACGAGTCGAGTGTACTTTGAGACGTACTCGGCTGATGTCGACCAGATCACAGTTGAGACGGACGACAGTGGACAGATCATCCCCTACGGTGGGAGGAACCTCCGCTTCTCGTCTCTTGCCGGAGACGTAGCGACCACCTCGGGTGAGAACTTCTCCAGCCTCAAGGTCCTTCTCACGGATGACCCTGATGATCCTGAGAAGACCAGCTTCACCGTCAAGGGGAAGAGCTTCATCTTCTATCCCACCATCCCGGACCTGTCGAGAGAGGCCGAGGCGAGTGTGGACACGATTGAGTCTGTGCTGTTCGACAAGCGCCTGAGGCGGAAGCGAAACTTCGCCTATCTTCCTCCCACCAATCTGGACGGAAGTAGACTGGGACACTACACGGACATTCGGCAGGCTCTCGTCGATGACGAGGTGGAAAGCCTCATGACTGCGAAAAGTGGGACCAAGTACCAGGCCTTCACCAGCAGATTCATTGAGACATCGCCGCAGAACACACTGAACATTCAGGTGTTCCAGCAGAATCACGGTGAGTCTGGTCTCAAGAAGCTTGACCTCATCGATTTTGGGCTGGCCTCTTTCGCAGGCAGGAGGGGACACGTCATCTTCGCGGGAAGGGTGGTCAACAACTCGTATGAGTTCCCCGTGTTCATCAACCTCCTGACGCTGGTGTTGGCATGATAGCTGTCTCAGCGTCCACAGAGAAGTTCCTCACCTGCAAAGAGACACAGATTGAGGCATACACAGTCGAGGGAAAGATCGAGATAGCTGTGCCTGCCACGATTGACATCGCCGCATGCCTCAAAGCAGGCATCAGCACCATCAACGTCCAGATCCTGCGTCAGGCAGATCAGCCGACCGGCTCGGCAAAAACGATCAGTCAGATCAACCAAAAGCTCAAGTCTGGAAGCGCAGAAAGTTTCTCAATCGCGAGCGCAACCACAGTCCTTGCCTCAAAGAACGTGGACATCACCACACTCATCACAAACTCCATCGGTCGAGGAAGGTCTTTCCTCACGACATCAAGGGAAGAGATCGCCTCGCTTCTACCCACGAGGACGAGAGTCATCCCCAGTCAGATTGAGTCAGTGGCACTGCGCGGTGACAGTCTGAAAGGGACGGACAAGAAGTTCGCGTCCCAATTCCAGGATCCCGCATACAAGCGGACAGGGTCGCTTCCACTTGACACAGTCGCAGCAATAACAGGCAGGTCGTTTGACTCAGAGCGAGGAGTCAACGTGCTTCCTGTTGGTGAGCCTAAGACACGAATTGTGCTTGCAGATCCCACACAGACGAATGTGAGGTTGCGGATAGGGTACTCGGGATCCTCAAAGGACCTCTCAGGTGCAAAGCTCAGGATCACAGTTCGATCTCGGGATGTGGAGTCGCAGGTGATCACGCTGCGTCTTTCCGTCGCCTCTCTGCTTGAGGTCAGTGACTTGCCGACAGTTCCTCCAACTGTCACGGGAAACTTCAACCAGTTGGGAAGGGCCAGAATCACAGTCACCCAAAGAGACCCACGCGCGGATGGGTTCACAGTCACAGCAAGATCTGTCAAGGACTACAGCCTGCCGACGTCAGGCTTCGCCACTGTGGTGGAGAATGCTTCGTGCCCAGCAGGACGAACGATCACCCTTGAGCTGAATCTCGCGGCCCCGTCGATCGTTCGAGTTCATCCCACTAGGGGTGACCTGATCTCATCCATCTTTGGAAGCACGGTGCTGGGAAGAGTCAGGCGAGGCCAGGAGGGGTTCTCCTGCACTGCAACTTCAGCGCTGATTGCAGTCAACACAGCTGACGGCATCGCCATTGACCTTCTGACAAATGAGAAGCAGGCTGATGCTGCACTCCTACGGCGTCTCGACATCAGGTCAGGGATCCAGACCGTCCTCACAGCTGCACCAGTTCCCATCTCCTCAGTCAAGGGCCTGACTGACAGCGAGGTCGAGGACCTCGCAAGTGTGAGATACGAGGTCGACCTGTACAGGTCGAACGGTGACGTGATCAAGCGGGCAGCTGTCAGTGAGCCCATCACGCGCCTGGAGCCAAGGCAGATTGTCGCCGCTGACATAGTCACAAGCGTCGTGACCGCTGGAAACCAGATGGTCAAGATCAGCATTACACCCACTATCAAGAAGAACGATATCAACTTCCTGATCGACTACATCAAGGCTCTCGGTCTGGAAGCAACCTTCCAGTCTGATCTCGAGAATCTCAAGAAGAGCCTTCTAGACTGCGTGAAGTTCGACGTCACGCGGATCGACCTCCAGACGGGTGAGGTCAAGTACGTCGGTCAGACAAGCAGCACGCTGGAAGATGACATTGATGATGTCAAGATCACTTCCAATTTCCTCTATGTCTTTGATGCCTTCGTGAGATCGCCTTCGCAGCTCGCGGACGTGATCAATGACCGCGCGAACAAGCCAGTCGGGTCCAATCCCAAGGTAACGAGGCTCGGACTTCATGTCACTAAGGCAGAGACCGAGAAAGGGTCCAACAAGACTGACCTCTCTGTTGCCAGGAGGTTCTTCTCTCGATCCAACTTTGAGACAGGAACGATGCCCAGCCAGGCATCTTCTGACGGGTTCCAGGATGGAAGGACGGGAGACATTTTCACCTCGCGGGTGACAGTGGTGCCTGCCCTTCCCACAGTCAGCTCAGTTCAGGTGCAGACTGTCAGAAGCCTTCCCGTCATCTTCTGGAAGGCGTCAGGTGACACGCAACTCATCGACAGGTATGTGGTGACAGGCACATCCAGCGGTTCCACCTGGACTGTTGCGCCGGCTGGAAACATAGGCGCAGCAGCGTCGCTCCAGGTGACAGACGCGCTGCCTCACACACTTCCGAGATACATCACTTACTCTGTGTACCCTGTCTACCTCGATGGTCGGACAGGTGCGACAGTCTCAGCAGGACCCGTTCTCATAGAACGCATCCGAGAGGTCTAAAATGCCCGTCAAGGTCGGAAAGAGCGCATCTAGCGTCAGCTTCCAGTCGATTGCCAGGCCGTCTGGTAACACCGCAGACACTGAAGCGACTGCTGTCGGCGCAGGCCAGGACACTGACCTCACTGTCGTGAGTGTCACTTCAAAGAGCGCAGGGTCATCTGTCGCCTCTAAGTCTGCCTCGTCCTCGAAGTCAGCCGACCAGAGCTCCAAGTCCCGAAGGGAGGACGCGAAGCCGACTGTCACTCAGACGCAGGTCAAGAAGACGTCTAGTGCGATCTCATTGGGCAAGGCCGCCGAGAGTGTGAAGAAGGAAGTAGGGTCCAAGTCGACGCCGTCAGCATCAAGAGTCAGGGAAGCTGCCCAGAGCCTGGTGAAGTCAGCAAGGGACGCGAGGAGCGTGTCCGGGTCGGACTTGAACTCTGTCCTGACACAGCGGGGAAGACGAGCTTCAGCTGGCTCTCTGGCGACAGTGCTAGACAGCGCGGCCTCGCTGACCAGCATGGGTGCAGCAATAACCACATCCGGAAGGTCAGTGTCGTCCGGAGTCTCTCGCAGGAGGTCGGGTTCTTTCACCTCAGAATGGGCAACTCCCGCTCCCGCACCCGCTCCCACACCAATAGTGAATCTCAACGTAGAGGACCAGGTCTATCCCTACGGTCTCTACCTTCTGCGGCCGGAGATCATCACACTCTTTGACAGCGACCCGTTGTTCGAGAATGAGATCTCAACAGGCGCAAATGACTTTCTGTCGATGCAGTTCGCCTACGCAAAAAGCATCCAGGAGGCATCATATCGAAGGACAAGAAAGCTGCTGAGCAGCCTAAGCTACCTTCCGTCTTTGGGATTTACTGAGAGCGACCTGCAGCCTTTGGAACCGGCCACGGCTGGTGAGAGTGCCGGGGTCTCGCTGTTCGAGCAAGGACTCTCTCGGTGGGATGCAGACTACAGCGCCACACTGTCGTTTGAGGCGACAGCAGCTGAGAAGTCGATCACGGCGCAGGACATCGCCTCCACGCTCGACATTGCAAACATGTCTAGCAACTCAACTGACGACCAGTACGCTTTCGCGTCCCTCAAGTCCCTGATAGACGCGTCTGTTCAGGAGCTGAACGCAGATCCCACAGCCGCGCAGTACACGGACGAGGGCTTCGGCACGCTCGTCAGGTTGTACGATCTCCATGGCTACTTGAGGAACACAGACGACGGCTCTAAGTTCATCTCTAGCCTCCTCAATACAGACACTGAGATCGATGCAGGGTTCAGGAGCTACACCCTGATGCACTCCCTGCTGCAGCAGGCGTACTTCTCATTCGCGTTTGGGTCCCCGCGAGACAGCACTGTCCCAGAGATGTTGACCCGCACCAGGGACGAGGCCGACCCACAGTCCGCATACAAGTACAGCATCACCACAGGTCCGCTCGCTAAGCTCGTCCAGAAGTCAACCTTCACCGATCTTTCTGAGTTTAAGTTCGCTGAGGACACAGCTGAGCTCACATCGGCACTCTCATCTCGAGACATCGCAAAGGCCCTCCTGCTAAGGATCTCCAGCCTTGCAGCCTACAAGTCATCAGCGCTGTACAACGCGAATAAGACAGCGCTCGATGTCTTTAATGAGAACATCGGTCTGCCTGTCGGTCTGTCTGACGATAGTGTGGGATCTGGCAGTCCGATCTCAGACTTTGAGAAGGCAGACAGCACATCTGCGGCAGGTCTCCTATTTCAGACACCGAGCCTCGCTAGCCCCACGCAGAAGCTGATCTTCTTCGACAGAAGTCACAATCCAGGACTTCCTAGTGGTTACACACATGGATACACAAGGCTGTTTGGCATCACCAGCGATCCCGCCGGCACAGCCTCTGACCTATCCAGCCGCATGTCCTCTGCCGCAGACGCTCACACCACGATCACTAGCAAGATCCTGGCGTCCAACATCACTCTTGACCGAGCGACGTACAAGCCAGCGGACCTCGGAAAGCTTCTTCTTAAGAACTTTGCAGACCTCCTCGAGGCCCAGTGGGACAGTGAGACCTTCGCGGATGATTACTCTAGAAGCGGCAAGTCGGGATTCAAGGACGCCTACCTCAGCTACTTGAAAGTCGCAGGCACCAACCAATCGAGCTTCACACGGTCTGAGACACTCAACGTGTCGAACTTAGACATCTTCGAGCTGTTCAAAGAGGATGTTGACTCACGAGATCGCACCGAGGAGCTCGCAGAGGCGTTTAACTTACTTCCAGTCTACGCTGACCACGAGATCATCAGAATGCTGACACTGAGTCATCCGTTTGCTGGA